CGGCCAATGCTAAAGCCACCGGCCCAACAATTAACCACGCTTCCATTATTCGCCTTTTTTCTTGAAAAGTTTTGCAGCGGCCGCACCGCCTGCTGGACCCATCAAGTAAGCACCGCCCAAAGACGTGCCCAGACCCAGCAACTGTTGCCCGGCGGATGGGCCGGGTGTGTATGTGCTGGACGTTGTGCCATACGGCGTACCACGCATGATGTTCGACATAAATTCAAGCTGCTCATACGGATACTTATTTTTCTTGAGGAATTCTTCGTAGTCGGTTTGTAATCTTGATTGATCTTTCGCTTCACGCTGGCCACCCGCTCTTTGTAGAGCGCCCAATGCATCCATCTCTTGAGAGAACTCGGCAGTGCCAAGCTCGCCCAGTCTGCCTGATGCAACCAAGGCGGCTTCAAGCCCCTTCAAGCCTAAGCCCTCTCCAAACTGACGCGAACCCTCACGCAAGGCTTGCTCTGTATTAAATTGACCAAGCCCTCTTGTGTAGGCATCTTGCAGTCCACGGGCTTGAATGTCGCCCTTCTGCGTCGATAGGTTGCGAGCCGCTTCGGCATCCATGATGGCCTGTCGGCTACCACCAAAAGCACCAGACTTAACGGCGTCCGCGCCACGCTGAGTGCCTTGAATGTCTGCCGTCCGCTGAGCTTCGCGCTGCTGAATATCGACCACGTTCTGCATGTACGGGTCCATGTACTCGCTGGCTTTAGCGCCAAACCCGCCCGTCTCATACGGGTCATAACTCATGCCCAACGCTCTCTTGGAGGCTTCTCCGGCAATATCTGCGGCTGCGCCAATATTTCCAGACGGCTTCAGAGCTTCAACGCCGGAAAAAAACTTGTTTTGCAGCGGATCAAATTCAGCGATACGTTGGCCGGTGTAGGCTTGATATGGGTTTGCTGTGGTGTCTGTGAGTGCTCTGGCTTTGGCAAGCGACTCCTTTGCCGCCTCTTCCATAAAGGGGTCAAGTTTGGTGCTGGTTGTGGATGTGGAGCCGCCGCCGCCATAGATGATGCGGCCAGCCACTTTGCGGGTTACGCTGTCGCCTAGCGGCTCGCCAAATGCTTCGAGTTGTCTGCGTGAGAGGTTCATAATTTGACTCCTACAATCCTGTATTTCTCTTCAAAGCCGTATCGGGTCCAAAGGCGGGCCACTGAATCTCTCGCTGCGCCTTCGATGCAGGTTGCACCCATCGAGGCTGCGTATGATTTTAGCTGTTTAAACATTTCATCGCTACTGATCAGTTTACCGCCGATTGCCACAATAAAACAGACCCTGTCATTGGGCCGGTTAAAGAACTGGACGATTGCCATACCGTGTATTCCGCTCTCATCTGTCGCAACAAGCAAGTGCCACTGGCCTGTGGTAACCATGACCTTGGCCTGTTCGGCTGTGTACTCGCCCTTTGAATAAGCCAGCGCAGACTCAACATAAGACGCAACATGCGGCCATGTCTGGTTGACCCATTCGTTTGGGACATGCTGGACGTTCATGCAGGCAGCAGTTTTTCTGCGCGGCTATTGACCGCTACACGGCCTTGCCCAATAGACTTCTTACGGGCGTTCTGCACCCGGGCCAGCATTTGGTAGAGCTTACGGGCGCCAGCCTCGGTTGATCCATTGCCCAACTCAGAAACAATTCTTGCAGGAACGACAAACTCACCATCCGCAAGCCGAGCGGGTTGCTTGTTGGCAATTGTTGCAGGAATGCTATCCGAAACGCCATCGCCGGGGCCGCGCAGGAGTCTGCCGCCATCGGAATAATCGCCGAGGTTGGAGATACCGCCTCGGGCTAGGGCAGAAAGACCGCCTTGAGCATAAGTACCGCCGCCATAACCTTCTACGCTGGGAGCACCGTCCATTCCAGACTGATTGCTGTCGCCACCGCCTTCCGCAGGATTACCCACACCTGATTGATAGCTAGTTGGGCCGGGAGTCTGACTGGGGTTTTCATTGTCAGAGCGAGAGAATCCAAATGCGCCGGGATCAATCCCCCTTGTCTCCAGACTCGCGTTAGTTTGAATGCTAGGGTCAAAGTAATTTTGAGCCATACCAAGTGATGTAGCTCCAAAAAGCCCTTGAAGCCCTCTTGTGAAAGCCCCCATGTTGGGGTTTTCAGCGTAATATGCGGCTCGCTCTGCGGGTGAACGCGAGCTAAATGTATTTCCATCAACAATATCAGAGCCGCCACCGCCCGAGCCAGAATCAGCAACCCCTTTTTCCTTTTTCTTCTCAGTGCTTGTGTCCAGCGTATAACGCTGGGTTATAGGATCGTATGTGTACTTGGGTGAAGAATCACTAGAAAGCGCCGCCATAACCTCGTCTACCGGAGTGTATTTGCCTGTAATTGGATCAAAGGTGTATCTTGGAATGCCGCCAGCGGCCATTCTTTGAATATTAGAAATACCGCCTCCGGCAAAACGTTGACCGCCATTAGCCATCAGAGTTTCAGCCACGTTTCTGTCGGACATGTTCTGCACGGTGTTTAAACCGCCCAAACCGTAAGCTTGCATTGGATAGTTCATACTTTTACTTTCAGCACGTTACTGGCGGAGGTGTCGTAGTAGATGTCCCCCACCCGAAGGCTACCTAAGTCTGCCTGCGTTGGCAAGCTAACCGTGAAGGTATTGGGGGCTGTTGGATCTGGCTGGGAAAAACTCAAACCCGAAACAATATCTCCGCCAACTCGCTCTGTGGAGGCCGTCATTGGGCCTGAGTTGTCCAGTTGGTTGAAATACAGCCGCAGAATGCTCAGAAGCTGGTTGATGTACCGATCATCGTACTCTGTGGGAGCAACGGGTAAAAAGGGGGCGCGGACGTTCTTTTGACTCATGTCTATCGCCTTCCGTCTGGACGTATATCGAGAGAAGGTACGCCAAGCTGCCACTGCACCCCAAGGGTGCTTGAGCTGATTCGGAACGCCATTTGGCGTCCACGGACACGTACATACACGATCTCGGTGAACTGCTGCACCTCGTAATTGCGGGTGGACTGGTAGTTCTGCGTACTGGTGACCGCAGGGGTTGCCGATGCGCTGTAGTTTGAGCCGGGGTTTTGCCGAGGCCGCAGCGTAAAGGTGACAGAGGGGTTGTTTACCGTGGAGCCGTTAAACGTAACGTCCGGGATCATCCGGTAACCAAACCCGTAGTTGTGCCCATCCCCGATGTTGATGTCGGCAGATTGGCAAAAAGATGTGATGGCTGTGGGCGGATTGGTCGTGCCATCGTCTACGCCGCTTTCATGATATATAAGCTGCCCGTTATATCCTGTAGCCATTGGAGAAGCTCGCAGTGGCGAGTCCAGCCAAGCCGTTCTGTCAAGGTCTCCGTAAGACCAGATTTTTTCCAAATGGTTGTAAATCACGTACCGGTCAATATCTGAAGAATCGGCGGAGCAATAGAACCACCATACCTCGTTGTAACCCTCGTTGGTACCGGAGAAAAACTGAAACCCCTGCGATAAATTAATGTCGTTAAAAATATACTGACGAAGTGGGCAATATAGCGTTTCCACCCGTCCAGAGTACATATAGAACTTGTCAACGCCCATCCAGTAAGTTATGTTGTTAACTGTAGAGGTTGCATTGGGACTGACAATAGACAAGTTGTCGGAAAGAATCTGAAAGCCCCAAACATATGGAGGGCCAAGGTACTGCATTGAGTACAGCGCAGAGTCTGTCCAAACCAAAATTTCTTGGCGCGACTGCGAAGCGGTAATAATGACGGAGCCTTCACTGAGTGTGAAGCTGCCAGCTTGATTGGTGATAGCGGGTGTCCACTGCGTGTAGTCTTCTTGATCTGACCAGCGTATCAACATGGGGTTCTGTACGGCGGAGCCGTAGTCGTTTACACCAAAACAGAGGACGAACCGTGAGGAGTCGGACACCATGACAAAGTTGCAAATGTCTGGGGTATCTCCGGTAGTGAGCAGAGTGCCACGATCAAAAATGTTTGGGTTGGCGTTGACTTCCCATATAAACAACCCGCCACCTCGTGGGTTAAAGATCAAATCTTCACCAAAATTGGCTTGGCTCCACAACCGAAGCTGAGAACCAAAGCCAACACCATCGGGTGCGGGTGAACCCCAGCCAGTAAATGTGGTGGATTGAACAACTGCTGTACCGTTTGTATGTGTAGTAGCCGCGCCTGAACCCGTGCCGTTGACTCCGCGAGTACAGCCTGTAAATGTAGTTCCCGTTACACCTGTGTATGAAATTGTTTCTGAGTCAATTAGAATATTGCCGGTTGCTGTAAAGCCTGTTGTTGAGGTTACTGTGACTGTAGTATTGGCTGAAGAAAGCGTACCGCCTGATACCGCTGTAGTGGCTGCGCCCGAAATTATGCCGCCCCAGCCGCCAGCACCCCAACCTACACTGGTTGTAGAAGTGGCGGATCCAGTTGTGATTTGGTACGCACCCACGGTAGCGCTGCCGCCATTGCCAACGTCCGAAGCGTTTGCTGCAACGGTAGAGGTGATCGTGTAAACGTTGTTGCTGGTGACGGCCACCACTTGGTACTCTTTATTGAGCACGGCAGCGGTAATTACCCCGCCAAGGCTGACTGCGCCACTGTATGTAACAAAGTCCCCAGCTTGCGCTCCGTGCGCGGCGTCGGTGACTGTCAGGGTGGTTGAGCCGTTGGTGGCTGCAAAAGTTACATCGCCAGCAGCGGTGGTGACGCGGAGCGGCGTGACGTCGTGGAAGGTTCCGCCCGTGCCGTTCTGGATATAAAACTTGAGGTTTGTGCCAATACCCAACAGGTTGTAGCTAGACAGCGTGATCCAGTTAAACAGTGACCGGCAGACGCCCCAGAACGATCCCGCAGGGGGTGCAAGCGTAGCATTGGATGTGCCGGTGTCGAGGGTCCAGCCGCCAATCTTCTCAGGAAAGCCAGAACGAAAGCGCACCTTGTCCATCTCAAACCAAGTGCCTTCGTTGGCCAGAGTTGTGGACTCTTTGTTGATTCCCGGTCTTAGCTGGAGTTTCTGTAGCGTCACGCTTACCTCACGCAGTTAGTACGTTAAGGGCGGAGTTGATGTGCGCAACCCTGTCGGCGAGGCCAATTATCCCACCGTTTATCTTTTTTGTCATCCCTGTGAAGTCCTTGGCGTCGGCTTCTTTGTTTAAACTGCGCTTGTTCCAAAACCAAGCTGCGGTCAGGGCTGCGTATTCTTTGGTCAGCACAAGGTCGGGATCTTTGACGAAGTCCACGCCCAAGGCGTCTGAGGCCAAACGGTAGTTGTCTTTGCCGGTCAACTGAATGAGGCCACGGCCACGGAACTTCCAGCCATCACCCTCATCGGTGTTGCCCATCCGGCCAGAGTAGACCTTGTTGGCGATCTTCTCAGGCTGGCGATGGAAGGGCTGTGCTGCGTCCTCTGACGGGAACCGGCTGGGCCATGTAGCGTTTAAACCCTTTGCACTGTAGTTTAGGTTCTCTTGCAGCGTTTTGAAGTTGGCAGACTCATGGGCACATTGGCCAATAAACGCAGCTTGGCGCTCAGGGGTGTTGATCTCAAAGCGGTTAAACGCCGCCGTCAGCGGCTCAAGCCATGACGGGTCGATGTGCATTTGCTCAAGTTGGTCTTCAGTCATTTGATTGCTGGAGCCTTAGAAAGAAGTTCTGTCTTTGCCTGTGAGCCAGCAGAGGAGCCGAAATAATATGCGATTATCCCCGTCCAAGCGGTGGACAGACTGCCCAGCATCATCAAGATCGTTGGGTTGTTGCCGTCAACTTTGCCAAACAGCATCATGCCCAAAATTCCAAAAAACCCAACGGTGATGATTGCGGCCAAGGCCGGGGGAACAATTGACCTCGTGGCGGCTTGCATGTCACGCGCAGACTTGCGGTCTTCAACTTCCAGCTTTGCAAAGTTAAGGCCAAGCTCCTGCGCTTGTTTCTGCAACTCAATCTCAGCAATCTTGACCTGAGCAATCTGCTCTGCTGAAAGTTTGTTGTTGGAGATAAGGTCGCCAACTTCAGTAGGATCGACCCCAGTGGCTTTGCTGATGGCGGCTACAGCCATCCCCACCAATGGGCCACCCATCGCCGAAGCAATTGTCGGTGCAATTTGTTTTAACCAGTCCATTACTGTTTACTCCTTGAAAGCATGGTTGCTGCGATTTGAAGCATGGCGCGGGTGTTGTCCATGTCCTCGGGCTGAGTAGCCCATCCGACTGTGATCTGACCAACAAACCTGCCCGGCTCCGGCGGGACACTGATGCGGCACGTGTAGGTAACGCCCTTGGCGATGTACCACAAACCCATTTCCGACTGCGCTGACTTGTACTCGCTGCATGGGATCTCGTTTGCCATGAGCTTAACCACATCCGAGTTGTTGGCTGAGTTCTGTGTAAACAGCCCCACGTCCAATCCGTCGTTCGTTTTGTCCCTGCCGTCCTTGGCATAGGCCCGGTGCAGGATGCGCGTTCCAAACATCGAGTTCACTTTAAACACCGCTACCACGATGGCACCAGACTGTTTAAACAAGTGCGCCGCTGCGTCTTCTACCCGGTCTTCGGCAATGCTGGGAATCTTTTTGGACTCCTTGTACGCCCCTATCAACAACTCTTGGTTCTGGTAGACAAAGTACCCCGCAAACGTGAGGACGGCCATGAGCACCATCGCAAACAAACGGAACGGGCTGCTGACATACGCCAGCACCTTGTCAACTAGGCTTAAACGCTCGTCACTCATTTTTGCTGCTCAAGGATGCCAATGGTGAAATACAAGATCACCCCGACCAAGCTGAAAAAAATAACCGCCAGCAAGGCTAACTCAATCACATCGTCCATCTCTTGCTTGCGCTTGACCGCAGCCTCACGCTCCCGCCGCGCATCATGGGCAGACTCCACATCCATTGCCGCTGCTCTGGACTTGATGCGGTTCCAGACGTCTATTTTCCCCGCCTGCATAAACAG